TCCAAAGGTATCTATAGAAGGTCCATACGGTGATCCTATTGAGGTTGGAGTGCTTGAGCACTGGCATAATGAAGCAGAAGGATTAAAAGGCGACCAGGACGGCTTAAATGAGCATTACAGGCAATTTCCAAGGACTACAGAACATGCTTTCCGTGATGAAACACAAAATAGCTTATATAACTTAGTAAAAATATATGAGCAAATAGATTACAATGAAGATCTAAAGCACACAGGAGTATTGACACAAGGCAGCTTTAGTTGGGAAAATGGAATTAAAGATACAAAAGTTAAATTCACACCAAACCCCCAGGGTAGATTTAATATTTCCTGGGTGCCTGGATTAAATTTGCAAAACAAACAATATGTTAAGAATGGTTTCAAGTCGCCAGGCAATAGTCACATTGGTAGTTTTGGTTGTGATAGTTATGATATTAGTGGTACAACAGATGGTAGAGGATCTAAAGGTGCGCTTCATGGACTTACGAAATTCTCGATGGAAGATGCTCCTCCTAATACTTTTTTTCTAGAGTATTTAGCTAGGCCTCAAACAGCTGAGATGTTTTTTGAAGATGTCCTTATGGCATTAGTGTTTTATGGCATGCCTATTTTATGTGAGAACAACAAGCCTAGATTGTTGTATTATTTAAAGCGAAGAGGATATAGAGGTTATTCCATGAATAGACCCGACAAAGTATGGAATAAGTTATCAAAGACAGAAAAAGAAATAGGAGGGATACCAAACTCCAGCGAAGATATAAAGCAAGCTCACGCTGCTGCAATTGAATCTTATATAGATAGACATGTAGGTCTAAAAGAAGATGGTCAATACGGGGGAATGTATTTTAATACTACTCTTAACGATTGGGCTAAATTTGATATAAATAACAGAACCAAGTTTGATGCTGCTATAAGTTCAGGTTTAGCTATAATGGCTGTTAATAGGCATTTATATAGCCCTGCGGCGGATCAACCGAAGCAAAGGTTGAATTTAAAAATAAGCAAATATTCCAATGCTGGAAGTATTTCGAAATTAATAGAAAAATAAAAATATGGCTGAGTCAGTTATAACAAGTTTTTTTCCAAGCCAGATAGCTAGCGATTCTGAAAAGATGAGTCTAGACTATGGGACTAGAGTCGGCAGAGCAATAGAAAACGAATGGTTTCGTTCTGATAATGGCATCGGACGATTTAAAAGTAATCAAAACACTTTTCATAATTTAAGGTTATACGCAAGGGGAGAGCAAGGAGTACAGAAATATAAGGACGAACTTTCTATAAATGGAGATTTGTCTTATCTTAATTTAGATTGGAAACCTGTACCTATAATACCCAAGTTCGTGGATATACTAGTTAATGGTATCTCTGAAAGAATGTTTGATATAAGAGCTTATTCTCAGGATCCTTATGGCGTGGATAAAAGAACTAAGTATATGGAGTCTATACTTAGAGATATGCAAACAAAAGAATTAGGTGAATATGTAGAAGCCGAGTTTGGTGTTAATTTATTTGAAAACAATCCAGAAGATTTACCTAAGAATCAAGAAGAGCTTAACTTGCACATGCAACTTTCTTACAAACAAGAGGTTGAATTAGCGGAAGAACAAGCTATAAACACTTTGCTCGACGGCAACAAGTATGACTTGACTAAGAAAAGATGCACTTACGATTTAGCTACAATAGGAATTGCTGCCGTAAAGAATGGGTTTACAAAATCAGAGGGAGCTACTGTTGAATATGTTGATCCCGTTAATCTAGTGTGGTCATACACTGAGTCACCTTACTTTGATGACATATACTATGTAGGAGAAGTTAAAAGCGTGCATCTAAACGAATTAAAGAAACAGTTTCCGTGGTTAACTAATGATGATCTAAATGAAATATCTGGGCAATCGTATCAAAACAACGGATTTTATGATAGAACATTAACTAATAATGACGAAGACGATTCTAATACCGTACAGGTATTATATTATAATTACAAAACATATTCCAACGAAGTATATAAAGTAAAAGAGTCTGCAACCGGAGCAGCTAAGTTAATACCTAAAACAGATGAGTTTAATCCTCCTGAAGAAATGTATGAGGAGTATGGCATACAGAAACTATCTAGATCTTTAGAGGTATTATATGAGGGTGTTAAAATACTAGGAGGTAAAACTTTGAAGTGGGAGGTTGCCACAAATATGATACGACCTAAAAGCGATTATACTAAGGTCAAAATGAATTACAGTATTGTAGCTCCTAGAATGTATAAAGGTAGAATAGAAAGTATTGTATCTCGTATTACAGGTTTTGCTGATATGATACAGCTTACCCATCTTAAGCTACAACAAGTTTTATCTAGAATGGTGCCAGATGGTGTTTATTTAGATGCTGACGGATTAGCTGAGGTTGATTTAGGTAATGGCACGAACTATAACCCGCAAGAAGCATTGAATATGTTTTTTCAAACAGGTTCTGTAATTGGTAGATCATTTACTCAAGAGGGAGATATGAATCCCGGCAAAGTACCAATTCAAGAATTACAGTCTGGTTCGGGCGGAGCTAAGTTACAATCCCTTATTCAAACATATAATTATTATATGCAAATGATAAGAGACGTAACCGGATTGAACGAAGCTAGAGATGGTAGTACTCCAGACGCTAGAGCATTGGTGGGAGTGCAAAAGTTAGCTGCTGCTAACTCTAACACGGCTACAAGACATATACTAGATGCTACTTTGTTTTTAGCAAAAGATTTATGCGAAAATTTATCACTTAGAATATCCGATATACTAGAGTATTCGCCTACAAGAGAAGCGTTTATACACAAGATAGGTAATCAGAACGTAGCAATATTGCAGGAGATGAGTGAATTGTATTTATACGATTTTGGTATATTTGTTGAATTACAACCGGACGAAGAACAAAAAGCTGTACTAGAAAATAACATACAAACAGCATTACAAGCGGGATTAATAGATTTAACGGATGCTATTGATATAAGAGAAATACAAAATATAAAACTAGCTAACCAGCTTCTAAAAATCAAAAGAGTTGAGAAACAGGAAAGAGAGCAACAGCTACAACAGCAAAACATACAGGCACAGTCTCAAGCTAACGCTCAGGCTACCCAAGTTGCTGCTCAAGCTGAGGTACAAAAGCAACAAGCGTTGATGCAACAGAAAATGGAGCTAGAACAAATGAAGGCTAAGATAGACTTAGACAAAATGCAAGCCGAAATAACTGCTAAAAAAGAGTTGATGAATCTTGAATTTCAAATGAACATGCAGCTTAAAGGCGTAGAAACTCAAGGAAAAAAGCAAGAAGCAAACGAAAGAGAAGATCGTAAAGACGAAAGAACTAAGATACAAGCAACTCAACAAAGTGAACTAATAAATCAAAGGCAGAACGACACTATGCCTAAGAATTTTGAATCTGCTGGAAACGATGTTCTTAACGGCAACTTCAACTTAGGATCTGGTGATCCTAGGTAATAATAATAGTAATAATTATATAATATTTTATCATGGAAGAAGAAGTAAAAACCGAGGTTGAAAATACGGAAGTAGAACAGCCTCAAGAAGCGTCTCCTATAACACAGGAGGACAACGGATTAATAAAAGTTGATTTAACTCAACTAAATAAAGTGGAGGCTAATGAAGTCGATACTCCTGTAGAGCAACCTGCAGAACAACCGGTTAGCGAGGAAGTGGTTCAAGAAGAAACTCAGTCAATTCTACAAGAGATAACAAACGAGGAAGTTGAAGAAAAAGCAGAAGAGCTTGAAGAACAGGTTGAGCAAGCTATAGTTGAGCAATCAGCGGGTATAGATCTACCTGAAAACATTCAAAAAGTAGTTGACTTTATTAATGACACGGGAGGGAGTCTAAAAGATTATGTTAATCTTAATACAGATTATAGTTCTCTTAACGAAGATCAATTGCTTAGAGAGTATTACGAAAACACAAAACCTCATTTGGATTCAGAAGAAATAGGATTTGTCATGGAAGACAAGTTTCATTTTGATGAGGACATAGACGAGGAAAGAGATATACGTAGGAAAAAATTAGCTAGAAAAGAGGAATTAGCTAAAGCTAAAAACCACTTAGAAGGTTTAAAAAGTAAGTATTACGAAGAAATAAAAGCTGGGTCACGGTTAAGCCCAGAACAAAAAAAGGCGGTTGATTTTTTCGATCGTTATAACCAAGATAGTGAGAAGTTGACAGTAGATAGAGAAAAACAAACATCTATATTTAATGACAAAACTGAAAAGCTATTTTCCAATGAATTCAAAGGTTTTGATTTCGAAGTTGGAGAAAAGAAATTTAGATATAAAGTCAATGATGTAGAAGGAGTGAAATCTAAGCAAGGAGACATTTCAAATTTCGTTAAGAAGTTCTTAAACGACAAAAATGAAATGGCAGACGCTAAAGGTTATCACAAGTCTTTATTTACAGCAATGAACCCCGATGCAATTGCGAACCACTTTTACGAACAAGGTAAAGCAGATGCAATGAAAACAAGTATGGAAAAAGCTAAAAACATTGATATGAGTCCAAGAGGAACTCACGAAGATGTTAAGCCACCTAACGGATGGTCAGTTAAATCTGTACCGGGTAAGTTTGAGTCAGCTACGAAGCTTAGAATTAAAAAAAGAAAATAATAATTACTAAACTTTACAAATAATGGCAAATGGATCATTTACTGGGAGTGCAGCGGCATTAGCGCACTTAACACCCAGACCAACACAAACGTTGTTTAACGACAACTACCTGGCCCTAGGGGACATGGATTTTACACAACAATTTTTACCAGAAGTATATGAGAAAGAAGTAGAGCGCTACGGAAATCGTACTATCTCTGGGTTCTTACGTATGGTAGGAGCTGAAATGCCTATGGCATCTGACCAAGTAGTATGGTCTGAGCAAGGGCGTTTACACATTGCTTATGACGATGTTACTGTTGTATCTGCAACTTCAATTACTATTCCTGCTGTAGGCGGAGCTAGTAAAAACTTAATTGGACCTGGAGATACTATCGTTATCGCTGATTCTACTGGACTAACAGTTGAAAAAGCATACGTAAGTGCTGTAGCTGTTGCAGGAAATGGAATAGCTACTTTAACAATAGCAGGATATGCAGGAAACATTACGGTTACTGGTACTTCAAACGTAAAAGTATTCGTATATGGATCTGAGTATGCAAAAGGAACATCAAATGCGGGAACTTCTGTTGATGCAGCTTTCGAGCAGTTTAGCAACAAACCAATCATTTTACGTAACAAATACGCAGTAAGCGGATCTGATACAGCACAAATTGGATGGGTAGAAGTAACTACTGAAGCTGGAACTTCTGGATACTTATGGTATTTAAAGTCTGAGCATGAGTCACGTATTCGTTTCGAAGATCACTTAGAAATGTCTATGATTGAAGCTGAAAAAGCTGTAAATGCAATCACGCCAGCTGCTGGATTAGGAGGAGGAACTGAAATTACAGGCTCTGACGGACTATTCGCTGCATTAGAAAACAGAGGTCTTGTTTACACAGATGCTGATTTCGGAACTGGAGGAGATTTAGGATTAAGCGATTTTGATGCTATCTTAGGGGAGCTTGATAAGCAAGGAGCTATCGAAGAGAATATGTTATTCTTAGATCGTTCAACTTCTTTGGGTATTGATAATATGTTAGCTGCTCAAAATTCTTACGGAACTGGAGGAACATCTTACGGTGTATTCGAAAATTCAGAAGACATGGCACTTAACTTAGGGTTCAGTGGATTCCGTAGAGGATCTTACGATTTCTACAAGACAGACTGGAAATACTTAAACGATGCTACAACTAGAGGATTAGTTGGGGATATCGAAGGTGTAGTTGTTCCTGCTGGAACTTCAACAGTTTACGATCAAATGTTAGGTAAAAACATTTCAAGACCTTTCTTACATATCCGCTACAGAGCTTCTGAAGCAGATGATAGAAAAATGAAGTCTTGGATCACAGGATCTGTAGGTGGAAACTTTACAAGTGACGAAGATGCAATGAACGTTCATTTCTTATCAGAAAGATGTTTATGTGTACAAGCGGCAAACAACTTCATATTATTGAAGAATACTGCAGCATAATTAATTTATTAGTGAGCTGGGGATCATTGGTCCCCGGCCACTATTTTTATCAATCTTATAATATTATATCATGCCAAATAAAAAAGTACAACCTAAAAAAGCGGTTGCAAAACAAGTAGACTTAGAAGAGTCTATAGAAGAAGTAGTAAAAACAAGTGAACCAACTGAAACAACAAAAGATTGGAAACATCTGAAATCACCAGAACCGGTAAAACCACAATGGGAATATAGAGATAGAACGTATGTTTTAAAAACTGGTAAATCACCTCTTTTATATACACTGCCTTCAAAACATTCTCAAAGAAAACCATTATTATGGTTTGACAAAGAAAAAGGATTTCAAAGAGAATTACGTTATGCTACAAATCAGAAGTCACCTTTCGTAGATGAACAAAAAGGTACTGTAACCTTAGGTAGAATAGCTATGAGGAATGGAATGATTAAAGTAAAGAAAGAAGATGTATCTTTACAAAAATTACTTTCTTTGTTTCATCCTTTAAAAGATAAAATATATTACGAATTTGATCCAGTAAAAGTTTCTGTAAATGAATTAGATTGGATTGAATTAGAGCTTGAAGCATTAACTATAGCTAAGAGCATGGATATTGACATGGGAGAAGCTATATTAAGAGCTGAATACGGAAGCGAAGTTAATAACTTATCGTCTAGCGAACTAAAGAGAGATCTTATGATATTTGCTAAAAGACAGCCGGCTTTATTCATAGAGCTAGCTAACGACGACAATGTTCAATTACGAAATGTTGGTATTAAAGCTGTAGAGGCTAAAATAATTGCATTATCAGTCGATCAAAGAACGTTCACTTACGGCGAAGGAAACAGAAAGTTAATGACTGTACCTTTTGACGAACACCCATATAGCGCTTTAGCTGCATTCTTCAAGACAGATGAAGGAATGGAAGTATATAAAGCAATACTAAAAAGACTTTACTAAGTCACCTTTATAGTAGATAGGCTGCTTAACGGTGGCCTAACTATTATAATAATAAAAAAAGACACATGAGCGTAAATATAAATACTGTTTATCAACGAGTATCAGCGATACTTAATAAAGAACAACGAGGGTATGTTACGCCTCAAGAATTTAATCTGTTTGCTAATCAAGCTCAGCTAGATTTATTTGAGCAATACTTCTACGATATTAATCAATTTGGTAGAATACCTGGCAACGAAACAGAATATTCAGATATGATAGAGCTTCTTGAAAAGAAGTTATCTATATTTGAAACGGTCGGCATTCTTACCGCTGACTCGGGTAAATTTCAATTACCTATAAATATGTACCAATTAGGCGCTGTTTTATATAATAATATAGAAGTAGAGCGAGTTACGCCTAAAGAATGGATATACATAAATCAATCTCCTTTAACAAAACCAACAGACACAAGGCCTATATATAAAACAAGTGGCACAAATCTCATAGAGGTAAAAGGTACTCTTTTGCTTACTACGGGAGTAAGTGCTCAATATGTTAGAAAACCTGCTTCAGTATTGTGGGCACACGAAACTATATTTAACGAGCCTCTTTACGATCCAACTAATAGTACTAATTTTGAATTAGATGTTGCTGAAGAAACTGAGCTAGTAATTAAAATACTAGAATTATGTGGAATATTAATAAAAGACTTAAGCTTATACCAAGTTTTTGATAAAGAAGATCAAGAAACAATACAACAACAAAAATCATAATACATGGGCTTAATAACACAAACTGACGAACAATATTACTTAGGTCCTGATGGTCAATGGAATAGCTTTGACGAAAATTATGGAGACTATCAATTCACTGCTATAGGAGATATTATAAATAACTTTATGATTTCTTATGTAGGTTTGGAAAAAAACATATCTAAAGTAAAAAGAACTGAGGTAGCTTTTCACGCTCAAAGAGGGTTGCAGGAATTTAGTTTTGATATATTACCTTCTATGAAATCCGCAGAGATTGAAATAGGGCCAACCTTAAACTACATATTACCTATAGACTACGTAAACTATGTAAAATTAGTTTGGGTGGATTCTAAGGGCATAGAACGCATTATATACCCAACCAGTAAGACTTCTAATCCGGTACCTATACTACAAGATGATGAATTTGAATATTTATTTGATGAGCAGAGTGGGGAAATATTAACAGCTGAAGAATCTGAAACAAGGAGAAAATTTCAAAAACAAAGAACAAACACTAGCGACCTTGAAGAACTAGAGGACAACTTAAACCAAGGAGGATTTGGAAGAAGATATGGGCTTTCTCCTGAACAAGCGCAAACAAACGGGGTATTTTATATAGATCAGTTAGCTGGAATTATATATTTTGATTCTAGTTTTGTAGGCAAAATAGTTACATTAAAATACATATCAGACGGATTAGCTACTGATGAGGAAATGGTGGTGCACAAGTTTGCAGAGGAAGCTTTGTATAAGTATATAGCTTTTGCAATTCTTTCTACAAGAGCTAATACCCCTGAGTATTTAGTAGCTCGTTATAAAAGAGAACTAGCTGCTGCAAGAAGAAATGCTAAATTAAGATTATCAAATATAAAGATAGAGGAGATTACTCAAGTTATGCGTAATAAATCTAAAATCATAAAACACTAATATATGCCAGAGTTTGTACATGTTTTCCAGTCTGGAAGAATGAACAAAGATCTTGATGAAAGACTTGTTCCAAATGGTGAATACCGAGATGCTTTAAATTTAGATTTAGCAAACTCAGATAATGGCAATGCAGGTTCCTTAAAGAATGTACCGGGTAATTCTCAATTAAGAGGTAAGCCTCAATGGAACAATAACTATATAGACTCATTAACTAACGCAAAATGTATAGGTTCTTTTACTGACGACAAATCAGATAAAATTTATTGGTTTATAACATCGGATGAAGCTGATTGTATTGCTGAATATACTTTTAAAAACGCCAAGATAGAACCGGTTATTGTAGACACTAACAATGTATTGAACTTTTCTTCACAATATTTAATTACTGCTATAAATATTATTGACAACCTGTTGTTTTGGACAGATAACAATTCTGAGCCGAAAACAATAAATATTGATAAATTTAAAAGAGGTTCTGTAAACTTTGTAACACAAACAAAGATACCATCTTATGATAGCGCTAGTCAAACATATAGCGCTAATTTAAATGGTAGACCTGATTTTATTGAAGCAGATGTAACGGTTATTAAGAAATCACCACTTACAGCGCTTACATTGGACATGGCGGCAAGTAAGTACGGAAATGCGCCGGGGACAGGAGCTAGTCCTATAACGTTGCAGTATAACCCTATTACCACTCCTGTTAACGAAAGAATAAATTTTACTTATGCCCCTGACGATACTTTACCTAATCTTAGGGAATCATTGCCTACTAGATACGATTGGGAAGTTAATGTTGCTAATGATCCTAACTACTACGATAATACTAGTATAGATGGATGGGACGGGTACGTTTACTTAAATTTTACAACAGAAGTAAACTCTTGGAATGTAGGAGATACTATAATTTTAAAAGCAACCTATGAAAATGAATTTTTTACTGAATTTGAATATGGGCTTTCTTTAAAAATAAATTCAATATCTAATACATCCTCTGAACTACAATTTAAGTGCGAAATACAAGCTATATCATCAGACATAGGTACGTTTATAAATGATACAGGTGCTATAATACTATTTAATTGGGAAGCGCTTTTAGAAGA